TATTGAAAATTCAATAGTTGACAAACTAGGAGAAAAAGGTGTAAAGTGGGAATATCTTGGAGAAATGATGGACCCCAAGGTAAAACGAATAACCTATGAGGAGGTTAGTGATGCAATCACATCTGAACGACCTGTACAAACAGAAGAAAGTACTGGATCTAGAATGGGAGCAGGAGCATCTTAACGAGGGTAAATATACTCTCAATATGGTTAGGATTGACAGAAAAGTCAAAGAAGTAATTAGCCATATTAAATTAGCCGAAGCTAAAAAAGAGCATCTGGTTAATAAAGTAGAAGACGCTGCCGCTCAAGTTTCTGTAGCAACTTAATCAAGCTACAAAATCATATCAAATTCATAGCCCTCTTGCGCTCTAATCAAATCTAGTATATAAAATATTCACTATACATTAATAAACTTAAATGCAGACGCGTATAGGCGACTTCCCTAGGGACTGTATTTAAATATTCTAGGAGGAATATAAAATGGCAAACACAACCTTTACAGGAAATGTCAGAGAAAACGGAGATGGTAATAGAGATTCTATCGCGGGTTCTATGGCAGCAACAGCAAATTTTCACATTGCTAATACTTTAACAGCAGGTGATGGAAGTGTGCAAAAATCAGAAACAGATACTACATCGGTAGTTTTACCAAAAGGTGCGGTCGTTTACAAAATTACAATTTGGGACGGCGTAGCAGCAGCAGGTGGAACAATGGATATTGGATATACTCCATATGAAACTGGGTTAGTAGTAGCCGATCCAAACGGATACGCATCTGGTCTTGCAGTTGATGCAAAATCAGAAACAGCAGCAGTAGGTGCTGGTGGAACTGCAGGAGCAGCGTTAGGTGGTTTTTCAACTATTGTTAATGGTGTTGAATACGGACCTTCAGTTGTAAATGCTAGTGGTGTAAAAGAACAAGTAATTGTTACTCACACAGCTAATGCATCTCAAGCCGGTTCTGCAAGTGGTACTATTTTCTACTTTGTTGCAGACGATAAAAACGGCGCTGAGTCAGCGTAGTTAAATAATTAATAGTGCTCCTTCGGGAGCACTAATAAATTAAGGAGAAAATAATTATGAGTACATATCCAGTAGATATAAAAGCTAAACAAATAACTAGCACAGTTGCTAATCAAGAAATATTTGGAGGACCTGCAAGAATTTTAGGTTTTTCTGCAAACTGTACAGCAGGGGCAGGAACTATTGATCTAGAAAACAATGGAACTTCTTTAGCAGTTTGGGGAACACCAGATGGTTCTTCAGCACCTTTTGTGTATAATGTTACTTTACCTGGTACAGGTATTAAATGTGATATTAAACCAACAGTAAGTTTAACGACTATCGCTGATGTAACATTCTATTACGGCTAGGAGATAAATGGCGACGATTACTTACACGGTCACTGTCGCAAGTGGCACTAATGCCTTTAGCGCCAGTAACCCTAAATTTTTTATTAATGGCGAGGTAAGCCCTGTCTTGCATTTGCAAGAAGGAAATACTTATGTCTTTGATCAATCTGATTCTACTCTTACAGGTTACTTAATAGCTTTTTCAAGCACTACTAATGGAACTTTTACCACAGGCGGAGTCAAATATAATACAGGTGTTACAGAAACAGGAACTCCAGGAACAGCCGGAGCTAAGACTACAATTGTAGTTGCTCCAGTTAGAACTGTTGGAGCTCCTCTTTTATTTTATTATGATGGAGGTGCCGTTGGTACTTCTGGAATGGGTAATAGTGCACAAACTATTCCACCAACTTCTGAAACTACAGATTTCAATCCACAAATAGATGATGTTATTCAAGAAGCATTTGAAAGAACAGGTGTAAAAGGAACTCAAACGGGTTATATGTTAAGATCAGCAAGACGATCTTTAAATATAATGTTTCAAGAATGGGGTAACAGAGGTGTGCATTTATGGAAAGTAAAATTAGCTAAAGTTCCTTTAGTAGAAGGCCAAGCAGAATATAGTTATGCATCAGATTCAACTAATTTTCCAAATGATATTAGTGAAGTCTTAGAAGCTTTTTATAGAAATAATTCTACAACTACAGCTCCTGAAGATATTGCACTTACAAAGATTGATAGATCAGCTTATTCACAAACACCAAACAAATTAGCGAAGGGAACTCCTTCACAATATTATGTAGAAAGAAAATTAAACCCAAGTGTTTTTTTATACACTACACCAAGTGCTAGTGTATCAAGCACAACTACACCTAGTAGTTATCAATTTTGTTTTTATTATTTAGCAAAAATTCAAGATGTCGGAGCTTACAATTATACTTCCGATGTCGTTAATAGATTCTATCCTTGTATGATGTCTGGATTAGCTTATTATTTAAGTTTAAAATTTTCACCAGATATGAGTCAAGAATTGGAAAGAAGATATGAAAGTGAATTACTTAGAGCATTAGATGCTGACAACCAAGGTACTTCTACTTATATATCACCACAAACATTTTATGGAGATGGAGTATAATGGGCGGATATGCATCAGGTAAACAGTCGTGGGCGATCTCAGATAGATCGGGATTAAAATTTCCTTACACCGAAATGGTAAGAGAATGGAATGGAATGTTAGTTCACACTTCCGAGTATGAACCTAAGCAACCACAATTGGATCCTAAACCAGCGGGTTCTGATCCACAAGCTTTATGGAATCCAAGACCTCAACCAGCTGCGGCAGTCAGTTTAATTTTATTAGATCCTAATCCATTCACTACAGTTATTGCTGGTGGAACAACTTTTGTAAATGTTTATTCAGAAGATCATCAAAGAAAAACAGGAGATATAGTAAGATTAAGAGGACCAGCTCAAGTAACTACTGCTGGCAGTGGAGGAGCTGACGCTATGAATTTACAAGCTTTTGCAAATATTCCATCATTTAATAATGTAAGTGATATTGATTCAGCAACAGGATTTACAATTACAGTAGGACAAAAAAATTCTGATGGAACTATTACTACAGCACCTGGAGACTTAACTTCTCCAGAAAATTATTTTTTCTTTACAAGCACGGATACAGCAACAACAACTGGAGTGGTTGGAGGAGGATCTGCTTGTTCTGCCGGTCCAGTAACATTAAAGGTGGTTAACGGCTAATGGCATACAGTTTAACAAATTTAAGAGACGATATTAGAAACTATACAGAAGTTGGAAGTAATGTACTTTCTGATTCTGTGTTAGCAAGAATTATTCAAAACGCAGAAAATAAAATTTTAAGATCAATCGATACCGATCAAAATGTTTACTACGCAACTTCTAACCTAGTCATTGGAAATAGATATGTAACTATTCCAGGTGATATGAGAGCGATTCGGTATGCTCAATTAGAAGATGCGGCAGGAAATCAATATTACTTAGAACAAAGAGACACTTCTTTTATGGCTGAATACTATTCTACACCAGGAACTGCGGCCGTAGATATTCCTAAATATTATGCAAATTGGGACGAAACTTACTGGGTGGTCGCTCCAACTCCAGATAAAACTTACAAAATTACGCTTTGTTATGATAAAGAAGCTACAAGCATTGTGACCGATACTGCAGGGACATATTTGTCTAATAAATATGCTGACGTACTTTTATATGGATCTTTAGTAAATGCATATGGGTACTTGAAAGGACCGCAGGATATGTTACAATACTATCAATCAGCTTTTAACGAAGCGCTAGAATCGTATGCGATCGAGCAAATCGGTCAAAGACGCAGAGACGAATATCAAGATGGTGAAGTTCGTGCTCAACTCAACGTAAAACCACCATCAAGTTATGGAAATAAATAGGAGATAAAATATGGCAAACGAAGTACCTTATGCATTCCCTGTAGAATTGTTGAGTGGAACTCACAACTTTGCATCGGATACATTTAAGTTAGCACTTTATACTGCTAGTCCTTACAACACTGCAAGTACAGTTTATGTAACTGCTAGTGAAACAACAGGAACAGAGTATTCAGCTGGAGGAAATACATTAACTGGTAACGCAGTTTCAAATGTTGCAAACTATGCAACAGTTGATTTTACAGATAGTGTTTGGGGAAGCCCTACACCAGCAACTTTTAGTGCAGCTTTTGGAGCTATTTACAATACGTCAGCAGCAAGTAAATTGATTGTTGTCCTAGATTTCGGTGGAACAAAATCTTGTTCTAATGGAACGTTCACAGTAACTTTCCCTTCTCCGACTTCTGGATCACCTTCTGGTGCAGATGCGTTGTTAAGTATAAAAAGCAACTAATTGTAATTAAAGGAGTAAACAATGGCATTGGTTATAAATGATAGAGTAAAAGAAACTAGTACAACTACTGGAACGGGTAACATAACTCTGGCTGGTGTTCCTACTGGTCAAGGAACTGTAACTTTTGATACAGGTATTGGAACTGGAAACACAACTTATTACGCTATTCATAATCAAGGAACAGCCGAATTTGAAGTTGGTTTAGGAACTCTTTCAGGAGCAACTACTTTAGAAAGAACAACAGTTCTTGATAACTCCGATGGCAATACTTCTCCAATTACTTTAAGTTCAGGTACTAAGGATGTTTTTTGTACATTACCCGCAGATAAGGCAGTGTACTTAGATAATAATGGCGACCCTGTGGGAGCAGCGAGCGCAGGTTTTGCATTAGCAATGGCCGTGGCGTTATAATAAGGAAAAAATATGGCACAAAATTTTAGAAACAATTTACAATCAGCAGTCGGAACAGTTGCAGCAACGCTTGTAACTGGAGCGGATTATGATGCGGTCATAGGAATTAGATTATGTAATATTTTAACTTCTACAATTGAAGTTGATGTTTACATTATCAACAGTGGAAATAAATATCTTGCAAAAGGTGTTGTTATCCCACCAAATTCTGCAATCGAATTAATCCAAGGCGGAGCTAAAATTGTTTTAAAACTAGGCGATGTATTAACGGCAGTTTCAAATACAGCTTCAAGCTGTGATATTGTTACGTCATACATCAGTCAAATTAGTTCGTAGGAGGAATTATGACGGCAGTAATAAATGGAATCCAATATATTGGAGGGCAGACTTCTCCAAATGAATTTATAAATAATCAAGCGGCAACAATTGATGGAACGCAAACTGTCGAGAACGGTGTTCTTGCAGGTCCAATTTCTATTCCAGCAACTGTTACCGTAACAGGAACACTGGTAATAGTTTAATGTCAAAGATAGAAGTAAATACAGTTGAACCACAATGCGGAACTACCTTAACACTAGGTGCTTCTGGGGATACAGTACAATTAGGCAGTGGTGCTAGTCAAACAGGTTTTGGTAGAACAGGAACTGTAGATTGGATAACAACAATTAAAACAAATTCAGATTCTCCTTTAACAGCAGTAGATGGAAAAGGATATTTTTTAAATACTACTTCAGGAGCTATAACAGTAAATTTACCTGCTGGTGCAGCAGGGTCAATAGTAGCATTTAAAGATTATGCTAATACTTGGGACACTTATAATGTTACAGTAACACCAAATGGTTCAGAAAAAATTGGTGGAGTTGCAGCATCTGCTAACTTTACTACAGAATCTCAATCCGTTACTTTAATTTATACAGATGCGGTACGAGGGTGGATTGATATTCACGATTCAACAAGTGACGCTAAAGGAGCTACTTATATTAGTGCTTCAGTCAGTGGAGCTTGTAATACTTTAACTATAGTTGATACAAATTTTAAAGTGGCAAAATTTATAAATCCAGGAAC